CTAGGTATCTCAGATTGTTTCATTCGCTGTCTTAATCTTTTTATCTGCTCTTCAATTCTTTTGTCTTGTGCGTCTGCATCTTCAAACTCTCCCGTAAACGGATTCATATAAACTCTGCCTATCAATGAATCTGGTGGACCAATAAATGTTTCAGGATTACGTAACTCAAATTGTTTGCGTGGTTGTACTTGACCACCAGTTTGAAAACGAGCAGGGTCAAAATTTATTATAGATTCCATCATAAATGGATTTTTATCAAATTCCTTTTGCAGTTTATAGTATTTTCCACCCTCTTGAAAACTTGGACTTTCAAACAAAGGAAAACCTTCATCCATATGTTTTACAAACTCGTTTCGAAAAGCAACTCCTACTCCTTCTCTTTCAGCGGGAGTTAATTTATTTTCTGGTTTGCCTATTTTTTTCATAATAATATCGCCTATAGCTTTTTCATATGGAGCAACTCTATCTCCTGCTACTTGATAACCAGTATCGACTCCATTAACAAAATATTGCGGATATTTTTTATTTTGTACTTGACCGCCATCTTGATACATTCTAGGATTTCTTTGTTGCATGGGACTAAAGTTCATAGCAGGGTTCATAGGTCTTTGCATACCTACCATACCACCCATTTGCATCTTGCTCATAGCTTTGGCTATTGCCATACCGCGTTTGCGTTCGTACTCAGAAATGTTACCATCACCATCTAGGTCTGATTTCTTTTTATTAAAACCAGTGCCTTGATTGTACATTCTACGGCTGTGTACCTCTCCACCATCTTCGTACTCTATCATGCCGCCTTGCTCTTTACCGATTAAGTTCTTTAAAAAACCTAGTGGTGATTTTTTATTTTGTCTGTCAAAATACCCCTCAACTAAATCAGCTGGTAATGAGTCTTGAGGTGCAAAAGCCATTTTTTGCATTGCATCAAACTGCCCCTTTGAGGATAACATTGACATATCATCAGACCTTTGTGGCTCAGAAAGATAATACCTCATGCCCCCTTCCCCACCAACCTGGTCAGCTGGTATAGCCATAATAACTTGACCGGTAAACATATCACCGTCCCTACCTATGTCTTGAGATATAAGACGTGCGCCTTTTAAGTTTTTACTTTGCACTTGTCCACCTTCTTGGTACACGGGTGATTTCGGTTGGGCTATGCCGTTTTGCATAGAGGCAGAGGCAATCAACGCATCAATAGCAGTATTGCCATTCTGCATTTGTTGTCTATCTCTACCTACTTGTGTGATTTGTTGTAGTACGGGCAGGTAATCAGGTACTGCCTCTTTTGGAATAATAAACTCTCCGCCCTCTAGCTCAACGTCTGGACCGTTAGCTACCGAAGCCGGAACTCCTCCTTGTGAATGTGATGGGCCTCTGACGAGACCGTAACTTGGGAATCTTCCCTTGCTTGTATTAGCCATATAGTATGTGGATTTATAGCCTTATGTTTATAAACAGTTAGTGAAGATATTCTTCACAGTCTATTAATATAGTTAATAAAATAATAGTATGCAAATAAATATTTTAATTTGTTCTAGCTCCTGTCATCCAGTTGTATTTCTTTAATTTAGAAAGAGTACTTGTTTTCCTATTGGATATCTTAAAATCGTCTTTAGTGCTGGCTTGGCTTTTGGGTGGACGTGCAAAATAGTCTGCATAATACAAGGCATCCATAAGGTCATCGTTTCTAGGTTTGGGGTGTTCAAAGAACTCATCAACAATTTCTGTCATCTCTCTGCGGATGTATAACTTTTTGGAGTTTACAATAGGTCCAAGTGTAGTTTCTAACCTATCTTCCTTTTTAATTCTTGCTGGAGGCTTAACGCCTTTGAATATGCCCGGCATCAATCTTTTTTCATTGGCACTCATACGTGTTACCATATCTCTGACCATTTCTTGCGCTGCTACCGTTTCAATCGTCACACGCTTTACCGGACTGTATTTCTTTGCTATCTCAATAATCTTTGCAGGAACATCGAATGTAGGTATGCGCTCTCTAAAGTATTCAAGAACATATCTATTCTTTCGCGCATCTATAGCCATAACCATTATAACTTGATAGTCAGATGTATCGGATGCAGTAGCTGCAAGGTCTACACCAATGTAAATATTTATGGGTATCATTTCGTCTTTTTCTGCAAGATAGTTAAAGTTACTCATCTTTCTTCTATCACCAGAGTAATATTGAATCCTATCTATCTTGAATGATGCGTTTGTAATGTCCCGTGCATCGTTCATATACTCTTGAGCAAACTTATTAACTAAGCCTGCTTCTATAAACTCTTGTTTCTTAGAGCCTAGTTTCTTTAATGAGAACTGTTCAGGCCATATAGACTTACCATCTTCTATTGCACTATGGAAATATACATCCCAAGGATAGTGTCTATCATCCTTCTTGGCTTGTCTAAAACCGTCATAGGTCATTTGTAAGAAGCTATCAAAGTGTACAATCGTACCTGCGAGCCATATCCAACCCTCTCTACCCGGTGATTCTTCAAGTGCGGGGTAGATTGTAGATACAACCCACCGTTTAATATCATTTCTTCTATCAGGTGTCTTGGTATTTAATTCAGATTCAAAGTCATCTAGGATAATACCGGTATACCGTACATCTACCTCAGCACGACCTCTCAGTCTTTGGCTCGTACCTTTTGCAATAATCCTATCGCCTTTAGGAGTTACTAAGTCTTTTTCTGTCCAGCGCTTTCCAACACTACCACCATCCATATTACCAAAGTAATACTTAATCATTTTATTCGTTTCGAGGTGATACCTTAAAAATTTAAGGTGGTCAATAGATTGTCCCTGTTCTTCTGAAACCCACGCAATAAAGTTTTGGGCATCCGCACCAGAAAAACATAGTTTATGTAAGATTGCTGTCTTGGATAGTATTGATTTACCAAATCCCCTAGGAAGAATAATACATAGTCTTTCACCTGGTTTGGTAGATATCAACCTTTTTGATATTTGGTAGTGGCAAAGGGGTGAGGCACTTTTGTTTAAGAAGTCATTTGGTAAGAAAGCCCTACCAAAGAACAATAAGTCGTTATAACATTTAGCTAATACCTCATCTTTTTCTGACATCTCAGATGCGGGAGGTATGATATTAAATGTTTGCAGGCTATTATCTAGCTGCTTTTCTTGCTTTGTAAGCTTCTCTTTTTCTTTTTTTGTTTTCAAGTGTTAGCTTTCTTTTTCTGCGTTTTCTTTCTTTGGCTTTTTTATTCGGCATATTAAATCTATTTTAATTCAGATGTATACAAACGACCATCCCAAGTAAAGGTACCTTCTCCTTCTCTTCTCGCTTGTCTAAAAGCATCTCTAAAAGATTGGGCTTTGTTAGATTGCTTGTTATAAATAGGATAATTATTTTTATCAAAAGATACTGGGGTATCAGAAGCTTGTTGCGATTCAGGTGGTTTAGTTTCTTCTGTAGTTTCGCTTACAGGTTTACTTTGTTCCTCTGGTATTTTTCCTGCTTGAAACGGCTCTGAGTGATGATGTAACTCAGGGCTTATTGCGTCAAAAGCTGCTTCGTCAAATATAGGGTTATACGGATTATTAATCGTTGTCCCAAGTACGCTTCCTAGTCCTCCAATAAAACCTTCCTGTGGTTTACTAGCCCCTAATGGGTTGTTAGAATACTCAGCGCTTGGGGTAGCAAATCTTTCATTCCAAAAGTTTGCTAATCTACTATTACCGGGAAGGGTAGGTCTTCTTCCAGCTGGATGAAAGGACGGTAAGTATCCTCTTAAAGCCATATCTAGCTGCCTGTACGGATTAATTTTTTTAGGTACATCAAATTGTTCGCCTCTGTGACCGACAAAATAATGCAATAATTCGTGAGGTATGCTACTTTCATTCCCTGTTGGATATTGTATAACAGCAGATTTTAATCTTTTATTTGAACCGTCTTCTCTCATCCTTATATCTTTTCTAGTTTGAGCAGCGCGGCCCGGTCTTGAAATTTTTTTAAAAGCCTCTGGACTGTATTCTTTTGCTGTTAATTGACCGCTACGAATTGCATTTATTAAATCTTCGTAAGATTGGTTAATTGAAGGACGTTGTTTAATAAACTTACGGATAAAATCTTTATTTTCTTCTGCGATACTTTCCAAGTTAAGTTTAGATGGAGTTCCTACTTCACCGCCTTCTTGATATTTTTTTAAATGAGCTTGTGCTATTAGTTTATTTATTGCTGAATTTGCTTTTTCCATTACCACTTGACCCTATTAGCCCAGTAAGCTGCGCTCATTTTACCTTTAGCAATATTCTTTCTATGCCTAGCCTTAAACGACTTACGTTTCATTTTAGTTTTACGGGATTCTCCCGCTTTAGGTTTACCCGCTGTTTTTGCTCCCTGCTGTCCAAATCGTATTGTTTTAATTTTATCACCCTCTTTGGCAACTACAATATGACTTTTCTTAGGGTGGCTCGGTGTACGCTTGGGTTTATTGAACCCGCTAACACCGGCCCTAGCTAGTCTTGAATCTTTTTTCTTAGGCATTATGCTTTCCTTACCTTCCGCGCTACCGCTTTGGAGTACTTTGCTTTACCCTTACCCTTAGCAGATGCTGCACGTTTTCTTTTATTGGTAGCTGCTTTTTGGGATGCGGTCAAACTTTTACGTACTTTCTTTGGTAAATAACGTCCACGTTT